TCGGAGAAAAGCCGCAGTTTGAAGCGGTCGCATTCCACATCTACGACCTGCGCGATTGAACCATGAAAATGCCTCACGAGTACCGCGCAGTCGGGCAAGTCACGTGCTCGGTCTGCGGCAAGGTCACTACCGCACGGCTGAACGTCCCTGGCCCGCGATTCTGCGGGTCAACGTGTCGGAGTAGGGCAAGGCGGGCGAGTCTACCGAAGCGCGCCCCTCAGTCCCGACTCGATAGCGTTTAGCACGTCGTCTGCCCACTCTCGCGGGAGATCCACATTACCGGCCGGATCGATTGGGAGATATGGCCTGGCCGGGATTCCCTTTTTCGAGCTGCCGAACTGGTGAACCTTGGCGATGTTCTCGTCCCCGTCCAACAATCCGACCGCAACGCTCGTCTTCCCGATCAGTTGCGAGTTGATGCGCTTGTAGATGTGCGTTCTGGTGTCATTCAACGGAACGCCCACGCGCACCTTTAGCGGCTTCATGGGTACTCCATCGTACTGGATACCGGCGCCCAATCTTGCGCGGATCTGATCCGCCAATCTCTGCCCGATGTCGTCTAGCGTCTCGCCCGGGTCGTCAAGCTGGCGCGAGAGCTTGGTGAGTGCGGCTTTTAGCCGAGAGTCGTCAACGGTGACGGTCACGGCAACTGTTCCCCTGGAAAGTGCTCACCCCACAATCGCGCGGCATTCGTCTTGCCGACCTTTCGAACCCAATCATCGTACTGAGCGCGCATTGACTGTCTGACGATGTTGTTGAGCGCGGCGAGTGCGGTCGGATCGGTTATCCCTCGTTCGCCACGTTCACCGAGAGCGCGGAGGGCTGCGTCAGTTTTGGCGCTCATTTCAGTGATTTCTGATCACAAGGCATTCCCCAATCTATGACTTTGCGCGTCTCTGCGCCTGTTGCATCAAACTCCTGGATGATTGTTCCGCGTGTTCTGACTATTGCGGCCCCTCTAGGAATTTCCCATCCTGCTCCGATGATCTTGACTTCCAACATTCCGCGATAATCTATAGGAGCGCGCAAGTCTAAAATTTCCGCGCCTTCCGGTAATTGGAAAAGTGCGCGCAGTATTTCAGGCGAAATCTCCAAGATGGCCATGCGCGGATAGCCGTCTGTTGCTTTATCGGTCATGACGGCAACGCCTGACCGCTGAAATACTTCTCCCACATCTTCTTCGCCTCGTCTGCTCCGTGGTCAACGATCCATTGAGAATACAACTCCATCAAGCTGCCTTCAATCGCACCGGCCAGGGCTTCACCGAGTACCGCGGAGGCGCCTGGAGCTTCGGCCCGGTTTGCGAGTGCTTTGCGCATTGGCTGCCATCTATCGAAGTACGGGTGATAGTCCCACCCTGCATCCGGCTCCGCTGGCATTCCATCGTCTAGGCGCGGCTCTTTGTAGATCCCGCGCGGCTTTCCGTCTGCCCCTGGTGCGCTGCGTCGCATCGCCTGTTCTTCGGTCATGCCGATGACGTCGCACCGGCACCGATAGCCGCACGGCGGGGTATGCGTTAGCCAAAAAGAATCGTCCCATCGCCTGATCGTTCCATCCATTGCGAGGTGCGCTGGTCGCGTGCGCGAATCGTTGATCGCATCGTACATCAGATACGGGCGAGTCTTGGCGTTGCGCGCTAACTGCTCCCATCTGCCGCGCATGTAGTTCCCTTGCAGGTTGGTGCGCCAGATGTTGTCAAGACGGTGCGCTGGCAGTTCCAGAGCTTGCGCTGCGGCTGTTTCCTTCCACGCCTTGAACGATTGGCCGGATGCCATTGCTTTCGCGAGAGAGTCGCGGACGGCTTGCAGTTGGTCGTATGCGCCGATTCCCGCGATAGAAAACGCCAGTTGTCGGGCGAGTCCTTGCAGCTCGCCATAGTAGACATCAGGCAAGACGACGCCCCTTGTGACTGCGGCTTTGATTGCCTCCGAGAATGGGACATCAAAGCCGATCGTGACGGTCATCGTGGCTTAGGTCTTGGTTTCGGCTTGCACTTCATGCGGCATACCCTATGACGTCAGCGGCGAACAATGCGCGCTCGAGCTGCCGTTGAAATTCGGACCGATCGACACCGGCCAGGAGCGCAGCAAGCCTGTTTTCCAGGTCTTCCGGCGAACGTGCCGCCGCGATGGCGTTGCGGATCGACTCGGCCGAGATCGGCTGCGATCCCGCGTCGAGTGCGCTATCGGCCAGGTCTTCGATCGCCTGTTGCTGCGGCGTGAATCGCTGGCCGGTACTCGTTGCGGCTTTCCGCTTTACCTGTTCGGTCTGCGGAGATTCCTTCGTGTCCATCGGCTGATCGGTCGTTGCCGGTTGTCCCGATGACAGCATGTCCTCTTGCCCTTCGGCTTCCGGGATTCGCAGCTTGTCGCGCGCCCAGCGTTCCGGCACCTTGACACCGATCGAAACGAGCTTGGGAAGCGCATCGGCGTATAACGCCATGTCTTCCGGTTCGCCCGTGTCGAATACAAAGCGCGGTTGGCGCGTGTCGTCCTGTTCGACCAGTCCGTTCAATTGCAGGATCGGCCACACGAGATAGCGCGTGATCGTGCTTGCGATCTGCCGCGCGTCAGAGTCTCGGATCTCGTTTCGGATCTCATCGTGAACGGTCCCGAGCGAGCGCGATCCAACGTCGCCCGGTTCGGATGTCAGCGTGCCGCCGAGGATGGCTTTCGACTCTGCTTTGTCTGCCCATGCCATCATGGCTTGGAACGGGTCCGCATGGCCGGATGCTGCGGCCATGAATTCGACCTGCATCGTATCGACCATCACGCCCGTTGCACTGTGTCCGATCGCGTGAAGCTGCGCCAGGAACTCGGACTGCTTGTCTTCCGGCGTACCCTGCGGGAATTTTCCTATTCGGACCGGCAATCCATAAATTTCAAGGAATTCTGCGAGGTCGCGGATTGCGTAATTCTTATAGAGGTATGGCCACACGAGAACCCGCGCCAATCCGGCCCGTGCGAGATAGCCCGAGCGCGAGCGGTGAACGTGAATCATCCAACCGTATGGCCACAGTTCGCCCTCGGCTTCCGTGTTCGCCCTGAGCAGCAGATTCTGGCGTGTCGCCTGGTCCAAAGTGAACCACGACTGCGGGCGATGAATGGCGCCATTCGGCTGCATGATGCCGTTTGCTCGGCGGGCCCATCCTGAGAATTCAAGACAGGAAAAGCCGTGCAGGACGCCATCGGTGAGATCGAAAACCACATCTTCCAAGTCGAACGGCAAATCACGAATGGTTTCCTCGATCCGCTTGGCCTTGTCCTTTTCCTGCGGTGTCGGGTTGCGCGCCGGTTCGATCGACCACGGCAGTTGAGCCACGGCCATGCGCCGCTTGTGCAACTCGGAGTAAAGGTGCGCGTCCTTTTCCTCCATATCGGTCGCGAGGTCGTTGATTGCGATCAAGTCGCCCTGTTCTGCCTCAGTCATGACCTTCGCCAGCTTGGCCGGGGTCAGTCCGCGAGATGGGTGAGAGGCATATTCGGATGTCAGCGAACGCTGGCCTGCCGTCTGCATGACGCGCAGTCCTGACTTGGACGGCTCGGCCTTGGTCGCTGCGATATGCTGCGTGCGTTTGCGTTTCTTCATGTCACCATGCGCCCATTGTTGCGGTATGCCGTTCGGTTCGGTTGCTCTGCGCGGCCATGATCGTGATCGGTCCAGACTTGTCGCACACGAGTTGAAAAGCATCAGATGATGCGTCAACGCGGTCATCGTGTACGCCCTTCGTCGGAAAAGCTTCCATCTCGCCTAGATAGGCTTCGTTCCACGGTCCTTCGAGAATGTCCACGTTCCCGGCTTGCCACTGTGCGGCAAACGGTTCGCAACGTGTGATCTTGTCTCCGCTTGGCAGTCGGACCTTGACCGAGTAACCGGCCAGGGAGCGGACCATGCTTGCGGCTTGGTCCTTGCCTGCCTGCCCTGGATCTTGCGGCAATGATACCGCGCACGCGGCTCCGTCCTGTTCGGCCGTGTTGCGGATTGCCTGCCGCACTGTGTGAGCTTGTTCGCGGAGGTGTGCGCAGTGCATGACGATGTACCGGCCCGATGCGGTACGGGCGAGTTTAACGCCTGCCGTTGCGTCCGGGTCCGGTTTCTCGGACGTTGCCGGGGTCGCCGCGAGATCCCACGCGCGCACGGTCGAAATGATGTCGTGCGGTAGCGTGTTGATGATGCGGACGGCATGGCGCGGAAAGTAGAGCCCAGCGGCAGGCCTGACTTTCCAGTTGCCACCGAGTAGCCTTTCGCGTTCGACGCGAGAGAGTGCTTTCAGGTTGGCTAGGTATCCGGGATCTTTCGCCATCAATGCCGTGTTATCGGTCGCAAGCGCCGGGATGAACGTCATCGACTTTGCGTCAGCGATCGGCACGCCATATTTGATCGCCAGTTCGCCCGGTGAATCGCCCCATTTGATGTCATCATCGATTCGGACAAACCAGCGAAGAACGCCTGCGCGCTCTTTGATGGGGTATCCGGTATCCTGATCGATCCACCACGCGATGAAATCGGCAACCCATGAGTCTGCATCTGGGTTGGTCGTTGCGCGGCAGTACGGGCGAATTCCGCACACTGAGCGATTACGCGAGAGCATGTAGAAAAACACGTACCGGGAGAAGTGCGTCAACTCGTCAAACGCGAGCATTGGAATCTGCGCACCTTGGTAGCTCAGAACATCCTCGTCCCGGCCGATGTGCGAAAAGGTGATCTTGGCTTGTCCGATCTTGAACCCAACGCGCGGCGACTTGAACGGCACGCCACCGATGTACGGGTAGAGCGCCATCGCTGAATCCCACAGTCCGCCCTCGTTGGTGATCTGGACCGACTCGCGGCGAAAGATCATTGCCCCGAATCCTGGCACGTTCTTGTGTCGCAACGGGTCCAGAAGCAACGCAAACGTCTTGCCGCCACCTGCCCCGCCACCATAGATCACGATGTCAGCGGGAGATGATAGGAACGCCTCCTGGGGGCCTGGTTGCGGTCTAATCGCGGCCATTGTTCGGGATGTAGACTTGCACCGGATCTTCGGTTGTCGGTGTCGGTTGTTCCGATTCCTTAGCCACTGCGATCATCTTCAATCCGATGCTGCTCGACTCGTTTGCGATGCGGCCGAGCGCAGAGACACCCTGAAGAATCTCGGCTGATTCCATCGGGTCATCTTGATTCACTTTCTGCACTTGTTTCGCTGCAATCTCCATGACTGTCTTGGCGACAATCGAACCGGAAACGCCCGCACCTGCCAGGTTCATCGATATGGCCATCATTTCATCTGCGAGACGTTGCGCGAAAACTTGCGAAGAAACTGGCAATTTCGCAAGTGCTTGTCGGGTATCAACAATTTGACATGCAACGGAATTCAAGTTTTCTCGCATGGTCGCAATCTTGAGCCTTGCTGCTGCTTCCGAGATTCCGAACTCTCGCGCCAATGATCGGATGGTTTCGCCATTGATCGACCTGCGGCACATCTCCTGCCATTGGTCATCATTGAGCTTTGATGGTCTTCCCCCTGCCATGTCTTAATCCTCAGAATGGGACATCTGCCCCTTTGCCACCGCTGATACGCTTGAAGTCGGCTTTGTTTTGCCGTCTTTCCGAACGTTGCTGGGCTTTTGTCTTGCCCCCGTATTTATCGCGTTCCGCAGCGCGGAGTCTGTTTGTTTTTCCCCATT